ATATTGCCCACTATCAACTAATGCCTGAGCAGAACTTTGAATATCTCCAACAAGATTATATTTATGCAATGCTAAGCTATTTTCTAATCCAGTAATAGCAGGAGTAACAGAATAATCTTCTCCAAAATAAGTTTGTAAAGATTTTAGATCATTCATAGCAGAATTATATTCTGATTCCCCAATAAATCCTTTGTCAAGTGCATACTTAGTTGTTATCTCTTTTGCCTTTGTATCTAAAATACTAGCAACTGAACCCTGAATAGCATCTAAAACTACATTTGGAAATTGAGCCAAGACAGTATTATTTTTAATTGTTTGAGTTACAGTTTTAAAAGAAGACAAATAATCATTTGGTAATATTCCTAATTTATTATAAGTTCTATTAACTTGATCCTTAGTCTCAGCTGAAAATTCAGCAGCAAATTTATTCTGAACAAAATCATACAATGTTTGTTGCCAATACTCTTTTTCAGAATTATAATGAATACCACCAACATTTACTGGTAAATCAGAAGCATTTGTAAATAAATCATTAAAATTATTGAGCTTGTAAATAGATGGATTATCAACTTCTTTTGTTAATAATTGAACAGATAAATTAGTAATATTATTTTCTATTGTAATCTCTGTTTTTTGTTTTTCAAGTGCTTGTTTTGTTAATCTATAAGACTCTAGTAATTCTGGATTTTTTTGAACTTCAATCTCATTCATTTTACTATCTAATGCACTAATAGCTTTATTAAAGGATTCAAGGGTTCTATCTTTTTGCCAAAATGTTATTTGAGCATTAAAAATTCTTGTTTTACTATCCATAATTGATTTTTTAACTTCCATTAGTTTTTGTTTTAATCCATCTTTCCCCTCTAAGGTTTCTCTACTCCAATTTCCAGAATTTATTTCATTTTCTAAAAATACTACATAATCATCTAGTCCTTTTTTACCAGAAGATAATTCTTCTAAAAATGAAAAATGTTTATCCCTTATTTTTTTTTGCCTAATAATTTTTTTAGTATCAGAAATACTAGTCTTTAATTCAGTTATAAATTTTACATCTGAGGTTTTTCTTTCTAATTCTCTCTCTAATTGCTTTTTACGATATGCAAGTTGTGATTCAAAATCTAAATCATCATCTATTATCCTTCTTTGAAATTCAGCTTCTTCTTTCGCCAATATGTTTTTACGAACATTGACAAAACTCTCAAAGCGTGTTGTAACTAATTCTCCTAGATTTAAAACAAATTCTTTTTTTCTTTCTACTGCCATAGTTTTTATTATTATTGACCCCTAAAAGCCTTTTGAGCTATTGCTCCTTCAGGCGAAGTTGGCGACTGTTGGGGAACTCCTGGAGCTGCCATTGGGGCTGACTGTTCCCCAGTATTTCCAGCTCCACCATCTGCTTCTGATAACATTGGACCTCGCATTGGACCTTCTTCTCCACGACTTGCTACTGCTTGAGCCATCATCTGTTGAATTTGTAATCTCATTTGTGGTGATCTTGAAATTTCTATCATTAAACTTGTGTCTTCCCATTCTTTTTTCATAACCTTTTGTTCCTCTTTTGGTGCAGGAACTCCAAGATTTTTCATTGTAGTATATTGAGACTGAAGCTTCATATTAAACTTATTGATTTCCTCATTAACATCTCTAATTAAAATACTTGGGAAAAATATATCTGTTTTATAATAACCTTGAATTAGTTTTTTAGCCTCAGGCACATATATTTCAACTAAATGTAAGATATTTGCATTTAATGTTTTTAATGCTACCTTCCAAACTTGCTGTTTTAATTTTACCTTATTATTAACTCCCTGTAATAAAACTGATAATGCTCTTCCAGTTGCTTTCGCAGTCATAGCACCACCATAAAATATTTCAGAAATCATAGAGAGTTTATGAATATCCTGTTTTCTTCCTTCTAGATAAGTATCAAATGGAGCAGTTGATTGTCCCATTGGATCTGGAAATAATCTACCATCTTCCCCTAAATTTATCATCTCTGCCTGACCTGCGTGATATTCTTGAGGCTCTCCTTCTCCTGCATAAAAGATATGAGGAACTGCTACTTGATTTATTTTTCCCCTAGTAGAACAAGCAGTTTCATTATATTCAACCTGTGCGTCAAGCATATCTTCAATATCAGAAACTCCCCAAGGTTTTTTAGAGTGGCGAGGACTATTTGGAACATAAATTCCTGGAATAAATCCCCAGTCGTGTTTTATAAAATCAATAGGCTGTTCATCCACCATTGCTAGCATATAAGTATCATCCCAATATACCTTTATTGTAACCATTGGCACACCAGTTTCTACAGCATAATTTCTTGGCATATTTGGATTAAGAGAACCAATATTTCTTTCCTTCATCTGTTTTTCATAAATCTTTTCTGCCTTTTTTACCGCAACACGAAAATAGAATATAAACCCAGTATATTCTTCAAAATCTTCATCTGCCCAAATGATTCTAACATTTTCAACTCTCTTAATATTTTTAAATCTAATTCTTGGAATTTCTTTTTTTCCAACTTTTACCCATTCAACATAAGGACCAAAAAGAAAACAGTCCCCAAGTAAAGATTGATTTTGGACTGCCTCTGTAAAAACAATAGGAAAATTATTATCCTCTTTAATTTCACCTAAAAGTTTTTCTACCTCATTCGCCCTTGCAATTTCTAAATCATCTAAACTATTTCTTGGAGGGACATCATCCTCTGGCTGTTCATTTGCAAGGAAAGAAGTATAATTTGATACAGTTGTTCTACAATAATTATAAACTCTAATAGGAGTTCCATCTTCCTTAACATAAGACCAATGGTTTCCTTCATAGAAATCTCTTAGGTTTGAGTAACCAGCGATTGAATATCCAGTTCCGACAGAATTGACAACCCCACTTACTCTGTCATTATAATCTTTATCTAGTTCTACATCTTTATCAATAACATATTGTCTAAGTTCTGTTTCTGTTAATTCTTTATTAACTAATGGATTTATATTCATTTGATTGTTTTATTTATAAAAAGTCTTAAGAGGAAAAACTCTTAATTTATTTTGTGTTTTATATTTCTCAATATACCAACAAAGCATAGCCATTACCATAACCCAGTCCTGCTTAATTCTTTTATCTTCAAGCTTATAAGAAGCCAACTGTCTTTCCAATTTAGGTAGATGATAACTCTTTAATTTAGTATTAACATTATTTTCTACATTTGTCAAGCCCCCCCTCTTTTTTGGTCTTAAATTATTCCTTAACCTAAGCTGTAAAAAGAATAAAGCATCTGGTTTATTACCCTGTCCAAAAGAAATTGGTTTAAATTTTGACAACATTTTTTTAAAAATTGTGCCTCCCATATCTGCTACATCCATAACTAAAGTTGCATCATAATATTCCAGTCTCAAATATGTAAGCATAGCCATTAGTTCTACTGGATCTCCTCCTTGCTTAGAATAAGAATTAACAATCTCTAGATTATTTGGGTCAGTTATATCTACCACAATCATAACCGTTTCATCTCCTGCATCTGCAACCCCCCAATCTGTAATAATAACATATTCGTGGTCTAAAATCGCCAGGGTTGGTTTTGTTTTAATTCCCCATAATCCTTCTATCATTTCTGTCGTGAACATCCTATCTTTGGAAGATAAAAATTCTCCCAAGATAACTTGTCTATATTTTATTGGGTCAAGTTTTTTTAATCTCTCTTTAAATTCATCTCTCTTAATTTTAGGAATAAAAATATTTTCATCATAAACTCCCTCTACTAAATGCCAATTTCCCTCAATTCCTTCTTCTTTTTCCCTTTTAGCTGTGGTATAAAGATGATACCAATATTGTTGTGATTTACCTAAATCGTCTGGCGTAGAAGTTAAAACAACTGGTCCAGAATATTTTGCTGTTCTTGAGAAAATTCTAGCACCAAGTTCTTCTTCAAGGTGATGGGACTGAACACACTCATCATACGGAATAAAGGCAAATTGTTTTCCTGCCATTCCAGAACCCATATCTTCTGCTGTTGACAAACAATGCAAACAAGAATTATTTGAAAAATTTATTTTTCCCACATTTTCATTTCTCCCTTCAAAAAACCATTCTATCTTGCATTTGTTTAAATATCTTTTTCCATCTTCTTCCCACGAAAAACTAGAATGTAAAATTTCCTCTATATATCTAAATGCCTCTTTTGACTGTCTGGAAATCGGACTTAGATTTAAAGTTTCATACCTAGCTCTATCTATCATAGCTGGGTCTCCATTAAATCCTTTTTTATAAAAATTAAACCAAAGATGAGCAATAGCAAGAGATACAGTTTTACCAACTTGGTTAGCACAAACTAATATAATTTGTTTATAATGGGTTAACGCCCATAATGCTCTTTTATTGAACGGGTTAAGATGAAGACCAAGAAAATATTTTGCAAAGAAAACTGGGTCTCTCTCTCCGAGGGAATAAAGAACATTATTTATCTTCTCCCGCTCTGTCTTGTCTAATTCTAGTGAAGGATTCATTTATTTCTTTTTGTAAATTATTGATTTCTTCATCACTAAGTCGCTTATAAGGAAAAATTGTTCTTTTTGACTTAGATTTTATTTTGTTTCTAGCTATATCAGTTTTCTTTTTAGCCTCTTCTGCGGACTGAATAGTTTTATAGAACGACATAATTTTTGATAACTCCCAATCTTTAATCCCTTTTGGATTTTTTTGAGCATCACTAATAAAACGAGCTAATAGAGTAATTGTTTTTTTTCTATTTTGATTTTGTATTTCTTCTGCCTCATCATCACTAATTTCCCTATCCCTTTCTTTTTCCTCTGCCTCCTTTTTCCACGGACCAACTAATTTAATAAATTTAAACCAATCAGAATTTCCCCTGACAGGTTTATTAGCTTCAGGATAAAACTTAATAAGTGTTTGGAAAATTTCAAAATTACTCCTGCCTTCTTTAATCCCCGCCTCATATATTTTCTTTATTTCTTGCTTTTGTTCAAATTCCATATTAAGTATTATATATTATTTTTTTCATTTTGTCAAGTCTTCAATAAAATCAGGTCTTGACAAATCGTTTTTTATTTGCTATACTGGTTATAGTGGATATTAGAGAAATGGAATCACACATATATATTAAATGTCTAATTTGCTCTTAAATATCTACTACAGTGCAATCTAATTCACGATTGAAAATAGAAAACAAACAAAACTAAAAAAACCAGAGAATAGCTTTTTTCTGATTTTTCTAGTTATTTAATTTCACATCGGGGTCTTTAAAAAGAACGCTCCCTTTGTTGAAATAACAAACTCGTTGAAAGTTAAATTTTCCTCTGCGAGTATAATGCCACATTTGGGGACTCATCGCCTCTAAAGAGGATGAGAGAGAAGAGGCTAAACCTCTATACAAGAATCTTAAATTCTTCCAAATGTAATAGGTCTCAAAGGTGGCTTTTTTTATGCCTTCCTCTGAAAGACCTATTTACAAAGAGATAAGGCTATAATATAATATAATAATATAAGGTCCGTGTTACTACGGGCTTTTTTCTTTGTATTGCACTGTCGTATATATGTTTTATTTTTCGTTCAAAATTGGGAGGGGATGCATAAAACAATTAGGAATAGGATTAAGAAACTCCCCCTAAGGTTAAACTGAATAAAAACGCATAGAGTTATAAACTATAATATAATAAGTTAATAAATTAGTTAATAAAAGAATAGGAAGAGATATTTATATGCCCGCAAATTACAACACACACGCTAGGGATTGTCAAGGGTTGTATGGTTTGGGGTTGAGGTTAGGGATTAGTCGCTTTTAGATATATCAAGTGGTTCAACCATATTAAATAGTTTAATCATATTAAATAGTTTATATATATTAAGTGATTAGTGTTATAATATAATACTATAATATAATACTAGTTAGTGATATAATATAATATAATAATATAATATAATATAATACTATTATATAATAAGGCGATGTTATCTGGCTGTCTGGTTGTTATCTTGTTATGCCGTTATGCCGTGAGGTTATCATTATGAGTTATAACCCGTTATAAATAGGACACTATAAACCGAGTTATCCACAGGTTAGATAACAACACAAATGAGCGTTTATGTCAAGCGTCTAGTGGTAGTGTTTATAAGGGTTTTTTATAATTACTCCTGATTATGAAATGCTTGACATCATTGAAATATGCTTGTTTTCAGTTATAATAAGAACAGAAAGGTTGAATAAGTTAATAATAATAATAATAAATAAAAATATGACTAAAAAAGATTATATAATAATCGCAAAAACATTGAAGAAAATAAAAGAAAAGATAAACCTTGATGATGGATATATTATGATAAATATATTTTCTAAAATGTTAAAAAAAGAAAATGTCCGTTTTGATAGAATAAAGTTTAATGAAATGATAAATAGTTAATAAAAGGTTGAAGTTAATAATAATAATAATAATAATAAATAAAAATATGACTAAAAAAGATATGACAAAAGATGACATTGAAATAGTTAATGAAACGATAGACGAAATTGAATTTTCGGCGTATGCGATTGCTAATAAAATGAGAAAATATATAAACAGAATAAAAGATGAATTGGAAGAAACAGAACGAGGGCATTTTATAAACATCGGAGTTGATAATGATAACATTAAAGATTATGCTGAAAGATTGACGAAACTTGAAAGGTTATCGGTTGTATGGTATCGCAAAAGGGAGGGGCTTGATAAATAAAAGGTTGTAAGTTAATAAGTTAATAAATAAATATATGTTATATAAATTATATATCGGTGCTAACAACAAAACTGGTAAAACAGAGATAAAAAAAGCAGTTAAAATTATATCAGAATACTTTAAAGGGTTCACAATTATAAAAACTCACGGATACTGGAAGGGTAGCCCTGAAAATAGTTTTATAGTTGAAATAAGTGCAAATAATAATGTCTTTAAAATGCGTGAATTGGTTGATATATTAAAAGATGAATTAAAGCAAGAAGCGATCGGAGTTGCAATAAGTGAAAGTGATATTGATTTTATATGAGTTTATCTTTCATAAGTTGCCCTTGATAATAACTATTGAGGGCAAAAATGAGCGATAAAATAGCATAATCAAAAATGAAAAACATAATTTATATTTTAATAGTTGCTGGCTTGCTGGTTGCTTGGCTGTATATGTTAAGCATAGGCATAAGTAAAACAGAACAGAACGAGTGCTTAAAATGGCAAAGGCAATCGGAAAATATACGAGGATTTTACTTGGTAGAGTGGCAATTGAACCAGTGCAAAAATTATGGAGTTGAAATAAAATAAAGGTCGGTTGAATTATAATAACACAAATATAAAAATATGTCAAAGTATTTTATAAGGATCAAAGAAGAAAAAAAAGAAAAGACGGCAGATATAATTATAAAAAACATAGAAGAACTTAAAAAAAATTGGTTAGATAAAATGGGAAAGTTAAAAGCAAAAAAACTTTTAATGGAGTTTATAAACGAGGTCTTGAAAGACGGCAGAATTAAATTGACAGAGGCGACATTATATAAAGATAAAGAAGAATTGGCAAAGTGGCAAAAATAAAGGTCGGAGTAAATAATTAAAAGACAAAATAAAATGGCTGAAACAATGGAAAAACTAAAAAAAGATTTATTAAAAGAATTAGAAGAAAGAAGAGATGAAATAATAGAAAATGAATACCCTGATGATATTGCAACAGAAATTGCTGATAGTTTTGTTCCTGTAATGACTTACGATTTACTAGAAATAGCACAAAATGATTTATGGCTTGCTACCAATGAACCTGAAATGATGGCTTTTAGTGGTAAAAATACGGCTGTAAATGCTATTGCTGGGAATATATATGCTGAACTGATTGAAATTGCGAGTGATTGGTTAAATGAAAATGTTGATGATTAAGTTTAGCTCTTGATATTGCTGATTATAATTGATAGTCGGCAATAATGAGGGGCTAAAAGTATGTTATTTAAAAAAACGGCTCACCAATTGCGATATAAGGCGATTAAAAATGAGAGTTGATATAATATACACCCTCAAAAATTAAAAAGGTCGGAGAATAATAAATAAATAATAAAATTATAATATGACTAAAAAACATACAAGTGCAGAAAACTTAATGTTATTAGAAACAACAAAAAAAGCAATTAGGATAGCAAAAAAAAATAATGATAAGTTAATGCTTGATAGTTGGTTAAAAGAAAGAAAGAAACTTGAAAAAGAAATAAAACAAAGGTTAGAATATTTACGAGGAGAGATCAGAAAGGAGTGCATAAGTTATGGAGAAATGGCAGAATTACAGGATTTATCAAAATATATTGATAAAAATGATATTGAACTTTTAGAGTGGGCTGGGGTTGAAGAAAATAATAATTAAAAATATGTCAGAAAAACATTGTGAAAATTGTCGCTGGTATGTTCTACCATTATTTAGAGGGTTGAGTTATTATGAAAAAGATAAACCCTGTCATTTAGGATTAAGCAAAAGAAAAAAGGAAAAGGGGTATTGCGTTTTTTATCAACGAAAATGGTGGAAGTTTTGGGTTAAATAAAGGTCGGAGTTAAATAACATAATATAAAAATATGGCAACACCTAATTTTTCAAATAAAAATGCCTCACTTGTTTATGCTATTGAGATACAAAATGATGAAGATTTTGATATTATTGAAGAGGATCTTAAAAACGAATTACAGAAGATAGGATTTGAGGTTGATATAAAAGAGGAGTGGGATAATGATAGAAATTATGGAGGAAAGATTTTAGGAAAAAAACAGATTTGGGTTGATTATAAAAAGGATTATAGTTATAGTTATATCTTAAAAGCAATTATGCGTAGTGGATATTACTCTGGCGTTAATTTAGATTGGGAACTAACTTTTATGGAGGTAAATGGTTGTGTTAGAGATGAATTAGATTGGAAAGATATTAAAGACGATTGTGAGTGGCTAGAAATAAAGATTACAGATACAATAGCAAAAAAAATGGAGGAAAAAATTAGAAATAAGGTAGAGAAAGATATTAAAAAACTTGAAAAACTTTATGTCAATATATCAACGCCGTTAAATCATATAGGAACTTTTAGCAATGGAGAAGCCGTTTATAGAAAAGCAAAAAATTAGTAGTATGGCTTTTGACATAGCCCGTTTATTAAAGAGCGTAAGCGGGTTATGATGAGAGGCGATAAATAAAAAGGTCGGGAGTTTTAGTTAAATAATATAACAATATGGCAAAAGAAAAAACTTTATTTGAAATAGATTTATGTGGAGATTGTATTTATTATGGAGATTGTAAAAAAAATGCTTTTTTATGTCCTTATTCTCTAACAGAAGAAGAATTAAAGCAAAGGATTAGTGAATGGTATAAAAATAAAGTAAAAAAATTTATTGAAAAAGGAGAAAAAGTTTTAAAGGTTAGATAAAGGTCGCTTAATAATTAAGAACAAAAAATTATGTCTAAAATAACTTTTGAGAAGTGGGAAAAGAAAAACGAGGACAGAATAGTTGAAGATTATCTTTTTGACTTAAATGAAATGACAAAAGGAGAATATTACGATACGATTAAAAGCATACAGGGATATTGGGATTATGCTAAAAGTATTTTTGATAATCTAACAGATAAGATAAGGGAAGAATATTAAAATTGACTAGGGGGTATTGACTTTCAGTGTAGAATATGCTATACTGATAGTAGAGGTTAATTAAAAATATAGTTGTTGTTTGAGGGTATATACGGATAGATAGTAGAAACATTTTTCAATTTTCATAAACTAACAGAGGTAAGTATAACCATAAAGTAATACACTAGGGCTTCATACTTGCTCTCTCTCGCACTTCTACCCGCTTTCTCGTATAATATCTCAAATGGCAGATACCGAATCACCAGCACACATTATATCGCTTTTTGAGGGGTTTGGGCGAAACCTTGCTGAACTTACAAGCCCCTCGTAAAATTGTTTATTGTATCCTGCCAATTTACCAATTGAAAAGGGCTGTCCATCTTCCAATGAAAGCATATTGAATTTGGACTATACTTAGTAAATTGGGGCTTAATTAAAGCGGAGCGATACTAGTCCCGCAAGGACTATATCAAAAACGCCTTGTTGGCAGGATTGAGTAAATAATATAATAATATGATTAAACAAAATAAACAAATTATTAAATACCTTAAAGGAAGTATTAAATCTACAATAGAAATGATTGAAGAAGAATTTGATACACAAAATTGGGACTTAATAACAGCAATAAATAATATGAAAATAATAATAATATATTTAATGGGGATATTAGTTGGATTTATATGGGGTTATAGTTATGGCAGTTGGAAAACTTTTAAGGAAGCACAGGACATCTTTTTTAATAATAAAAAATAATATGGATACAAAATACTATCTTTATATAGAACAATTTTTAGCAAACTTCTATCCGACAATTCTGTTAAGAAAAATGACCCCAGCCGAAAAGATTGATAAGTTTAGGAGTTGTTATGAGCCGAACATACAGATTGACGCTTTGTGTGATATGGCGGAGTTGGAAACAGGGGCAATTAAAATAGAGGAATAGATTTTTAATGAGTAGGCAATCTAATTGTCTACTGATTAGAAATTTATTATAAGAGTAGTTGAGATTTTGCTTTGATACTGGCAGGACAATCAATATGAATGAATGGTGTTTCAACAAGAAGACCGATTATATAATAAAACTATCTTTCTTGTAAAATACCGACCCGAATAGTTGTCCGTTCCTGACTGACTTCTTGGTAGGATTTTGACGCATTATTCTTGTGGTAAGTTCCTGATGACAGCGGGAAAGCCCGTAGTTTAAAAAGTTTGTTTTAGTTTTTTAGGCGTGAATTTGATAGACAATCCTGCTTTTGATAGTTTTAGCGGGGTTGTATATCTCTAATAATTATGAATAAAAAAAACTTAATTAAAAAATTAGAAAACTTAATAGAAGAAAATCTTGACGATTGCTGGGAGTATCA